TTCGGCAACTACGGAGCAGTTTATTCAGGTGTTTACAGGCTTTAATTCGGTAACGGTTATAGATGTCATTCATCCGACTGTAGGAAATAGCGATGGCGGCTTTACTGTGTTGGTGACTGAGAACTTAGACTCGCCACCACCTTATGGATTTACATTAATTGACCCTTACTCCGAGAACTATGATGGCGTGTTTTCAGGATTGCCTGCCGGAACATATACGATTTACATTGTTGATACAAATGGTTGCCAATATAATTTTACATACACATTAACAGAAATATAATTTAAAATTAAATATGAAAAAAGAGAAAGGAATATTATTGATTGCTTTAGGGCATCCGATTTATGGTAAGATGGCAGCAGCGTTGGCAGCAAGTATCAAAGCCGCAAGCCAAGAAATACCAATAGTATTATATTGCAGCGAACAAAGCACATCACGACTGATGGAAGGCGAAAAAAAGTTGTTTGACCAAATGCACACAATGCCCGAAGAGTATTATATAACCAATGGCGTTGAACGATTCCTGAAAGCGAAAACATTTGTGTATGATTTATCACCATTTGATGAAACGATATTTCTCGATGTAGATATGATTTGGAATCCAAAGAAGAAGCCGGAAGATTTATTCGAGGAATTAAATAATCTTGACTTCACCATGTGCAATGAGGGTTATGTTGACTTCGCATCGGGCATCAACAAACTGAAACCTAATTATACATTTTGGTTTGACCTCGCGGAATTTAGAACGAAATATTCACGCAACAAAAGAATAATGAGTAATAAACTATACCAACTGCGGTCTGAATTTATTTACTTCAAGAAAAATAAATCTATGGAAAAATATTTCGAGATGGTAAAAAATATTTACGACAATCCACAGATAGAAGTAACATACGTAGGCAATGGTTTAGCTGATGAATATGCTTACAACGTGGCTTCATGCCTCACTGCTACCTATCCGCATAAGGATTATTATTCACCCATGTACTGGCATTACAAATACACTTCAAAGAAGCCATCACGTGCAGAAATAATGAAAGATTTTTATCTCATAAGTATGGGTGGTAATAAGTCAGATAAATTTTCAGAAGATTTCTATAATGACATTGCCGCAGCAGCATATCAGCAGTTAGGTTTGTACAATGCACACAAGCATGTAAACAAACAAAAATTTTTAACAGAAAGAAATAAATTCTAAAAAGAAATGAGTACTTTATTGACCGAAGATATTGTTAAAGAATATATCGTTAATGGCAAGCGACACAAGTTATATTCAGAAACGTGCAAGAGCTACAATCAGATGCTAATATTCAGCGATGGTGCTGATGCAGGTGATTTAATCCGTGAACGCAGACCAAGCGAATCGGAAGAAATTCATAAATATAGAGACAAAATTTATGTGTGCATAACTGAAAGCACTATTAACAGAGTTATAATGTCGCTTAACAAGATTCGCAAAAGCAGTGACTGGAACATCCGTTATGACATGAATTTGGTTTCATCTAAATTACGTGAAGGAGAAACGTTGCAACGATATTGTGAGGTGAAATATCCTTTTTATTCATCAGTAACGAATTGGATGTTTAACATCGGATTGAAAAATTATCTTGTTGATTCAAACGCTTTATGTGTGGTACTTCCATTGGATGTTTTCATAGCGGAAAATGAAATGATTAAACCTATCGGAATAATTTTCAATTCAACGAACGTGCTTCAATACAAACAGGATGACTATGCCATTGTAATGAGTACCGACAAGGCAACATACATTCACAAAGGCGTTGAATATGATAACGGAAAGATTTATTATGCAATAGATACCATGCGAGTGCAGAAGTGGGTACAGAATGACCCGTCTGGAAGCGTGACGATGGAATATGACTACGCCCATAATTTTGGTGAGTTGCCTGCGTTCAAATTGGGTGGGTTGTTTAAATCAGCGTATGACACAGATGTTTTGTTTGCGTCAAAGATTAGCGCTATGATACCTTCCTTAAAAGAAGCAGTGCGCGAATATTCCGACCTTCAGGCAGGTGTTGTCAATCATCTTCACCCGACAATGTGGGCTTACGCAAACGAAGAATGTAAGGATTGCTTAGGCACAGGCAAAGTCAAGTCGGGAACAAGAAGCATCACTTGCTCAAAGTGTAAGGGCGAAGGGAATAAGATTGTCAACCCATATTCAATGATTATGGTAAAGCCTCCAATTCCTGGACAAGCAAATGTTCCAACACCACCGGCAGGGGAGATTCCCAAGCAGATTGACATAATAAAATTACAGAATGAAAGAGTGCACGACCATATTTACCGCGCTCTTGCAAGTATCAACATGGAGTTTCTTGCCGAAGTGCCATTAAGTCAATCTGGCACAGCGAAAGAGGTGGATAAAGACGAGTTGAATAACTTCGTTAATTCAGTAGCAGAAGATATAGTGGCGATACTTGATAAGTTATACTACTTCATCAATCTATATAGAAATAATATACTAATAGGTAATTCCCAAGAATTAAAGGAACAGTTGCCTGTTATATCCGTTCCTGAACGCTATGACATCATAAGCGGAACATATTTGTTAGAAGAATTGCAACGAGCGAAAACAGCAGGTTTAAACGCTTCGATAATTAAAAATATGGAGATTGAATATGCTAATAAAAAATTCAATTATGACCCACAGGTAAAGGATAGCATGGAGTTGGTTTATCGCCTTGACCCGTTCCCGGCAATTTCGCAAGATGATAAAATGGCGATGCTGATGAATAAAGGTATCACATCCGTTGATTACATCATCAGTTGTAACATCAATAAATTCGTAACACGCGCAATAATGGAGAACGCAAATTTTGCATCATTAACATATGAAAAGCAGTTGGATGTATTAATGGCGTATGCGGAAGAAATTATTGCAGCCAATAATACAGAGACTGAAATAACCAATTCATTGAAGAAAACAATAGGCGATACAGGTGAGCTATGATACAATTTACAATTTGCGAATTTTTGAAAGATTACAAAACGTATGAGGCGATAATCCTTCCGATGCAAAACAAAGAACGTATATTGTTAGGATTGCAGAAAATGAATAGCGAGGAGGCAATGGATTATTTTTTAGATTTGTTGAACGAATATAAATGTCATGACACGTCAAGAGGAGATAATACAAAAGATAACGCAGAAGATTGATTCGGCAATTGATAGTTTCAACGATTCAATTCCTGAAATACAAAAGGAAATTGATTCGCAGATAAGGCTATTAATCAAAGAGCTTGATTTGAACGGCAAATACATCAAAAATTCTGTTCAAAACATTCGTTTGTTGATGAAGTTGCGTAATAAGATAGAGACAATAGTTGTTAATGAAGCCTACAAAAAAAAGGTTGAGCAATTTGCCGACACATTCAATGCGGTTTCGGCATTACAGAATTTATATTTCAGTTCATTAGAGAAAAGATTTGTTCCGAGCAAAATATTAGCGGCAATAAAAGAAGATGCCATCGGCGCAACGGTTCGTTCATTGACAGAAGGAGGCATTAACGCTAATCTAACAACAGGCATTGAAGATATTTTAAGGACTTACATTCGTAGCGGAGGAGAATATGTTGAACTCATTGACAAAATGAAAACGTTTATTACGGGAACAAAAGATGTTCCCGGTTATTTAACTCGTTATGCAAGGCAGATTACAATTGATTCATTGCAGCAATATAACGCAGCTTACAACCATGCGATAAGTTCCGATTTAGATTATGAATGGTATATGTATATCGGTAGCAACATCACTACTACAAGGGAGTTCTGCTCGCGTATGACTGCAAAGAAATACTTTCACAAGTCAGAGATTCCGAAAATATTAAAAGGGCATATTGGTGATTTTAAAGTAAAAATTAATCCTAAAACAGAATTATGGTATGGCGCATACGAAGACACATCAGCGAAGAACTTCAACGACAGGCGCGGAGGCTATCAATGCCGGCATCAGATTTACGCTGTATCTTCAGCAATGGTTCCGATTGAAATAAAACAGGCGTTGTAATGGAAGAAGGAATAAGCATTTTGATAGCAGCATATAAGGCAGAGAAATACATTAATGAATGTATTGATTCGATTACAACAACAACACCTCATGAGATACTCGTTGGCGTTGATGGCTGCAAAAAAACATTAAATTTTGTAAATGGATTGCGAAATGAAAATTTAAAAGTTTTCAATAAAGAAAAAAACACAGGAGCTTACGACACGTGGAATATGCTTATTCCGAAGGCTTCATTCAATCATGTTCTAATATTTGCGGCTGACGATATAATGATAGATGGATTTCTTGACAATGCTATTTCAGAGTTAAATAATTTTGATTTCATGCACATCCGGTGCAAGACGTTTAGTGACAACGCTGATGATGATGGTCATATATGGATTGCAGATGGCGTGATACTGATTCGCACAGAAGTTATTATGTCTGTCAATGGTTATCAACGATGGCAATGCAGTGCTGATACGGAATTGAAATTAAGATTAATTCATCATGGCTATCTGAACAAAGCGAGTAATAGCGTTGGATTCAAATACCGAAGGCATCACAATAGCTTGTCGAGTACATGTAATCTTGAAACGGGCAAAGGCAGTGAAATAAGGAATTATTATCGCAAAATAATTGACGATAAAATTGAGCGCAATGTGTTTCCTGACCCCACCGATGGCGTTTCAAGCCATTTTTCTAAAGGCTCTGATTAGTTTATACACGACTTGTTCCTTGCTGACGAAGCCTGTGTCTTTATTTGAATTAACTTCTTTTTGCTCGGTATTGATTATATCAACCACATCTTTTGGCATCTTCGATTTATTAAATCTAAGACCCTCATTTCTTTTTGTTTGCTTTTTTTTCAGCATCAATTATTTTTTTTACTTTTTTAAAATCTGATTTTGCAAGGTTGTAGTCGAAGTAATACCCGATAATTCCGTATTTGCTTTTAAATTTTCTAAGCGTTCTGTTTAGTTGCATGTCGAATGGCTTCTCAATCTTTCGTGACACTTCTCTTGCAGGGTTCGAGAACCCAAATTGAAGGTAAGATGTTTTGATGTTGATGGGCTTGCCTGTTAGCAGATGCGATAACATAGCCTTTGTTGAGTTGTTCATATATTTTTTTTTAAAATGGACAATATTCTTTCTCCTTCTGTTCTTTGATCTGTTTCCAATCGCGTTCAATTTTCTCCTGAATGGCTGAGCGAATAAATTTCGCGACATTCACACCATTTTTTTCTAAAACTTCAAAAGCTCGTTTTTGCTGTAATGTAAATCCAATAACCTTCTTGTATTCAAATCTTTTCATATTTTTTGATATGCTTTTGTATCGCCAATACATTAGTTAGCTGCCATTTGCGGACGACAAAACATATCTCGGCATTGGTTCGCCTTGATGC